AGCAGAGTTTGCGCTCCGGTTCCTGAACAAGCGGCTGCTCACCGATGAGGTGCTTGAGAAAGCGATGGATGACTGCGCCGTTTACGGTGCCGATACTGTGCTGCTGTCCCTGTTCGACGCAGCGCACTGCGAGGTGTGATTCCGGTTTGCAGCCTGCCGTCTCAGGCTGCGTCTTTAGGAGAAGTAAATGAAACATCAATGGAACACAGGTCGTGGGTATGACGAGCACGGGCAGCGCATGGTTGCCGAGGTGCAAGACAACAGCAAAGAGTTGGCACAAGACACAACAGGCTTAGCCAAGTCGATAAAAGGTACAAGGCATTGGATAGCGTTCAGTGACCTGAGCCGTCACATCAACGGCGCGATACCGCTGGGCCACTACCTGAGTGGGCGGGACATAGACCCCTACACACTGGAGAAGCTGGTCATGGCCAACTATGACCTCAATAACTACGGCGGCAACGGCGTCACACTTAACTGGGAGAAGTAAATGAAAAAGTACGAGATAACCATATCCTTCACTGGATACCAGACCGTGACGGTCACCGCAGAAACCCAAGACGAGGCAGAAGAAACAGCGATGGATGGCTTAGATGCGGGCAACTTAAAAATGACCGAGCAGTACGTGGAAACGGTGACTGAGCTACCCACCGAAGAGCCGTCAGCAGAAGACCTGACCCTCAAAGCCGCGCTCTTGATGGAGAGGGTAGGAGGTAGCTTCGCTGCGTCGATAGCTAAAGCATGGATAGTGGGGGACAGTACCAACAAACGACGGGTGTATACCGCGTTCCCGGAACTGTTTGAGAGGTACACAGCATGGGCGCTGGAGGATTCGGAATGACTACAAATAAATGGACGCACGTCCAAACCTACGACGAGTACTACGACTTCGACAAAGAAGTCCTGACGTGTGATGACGATGGGCAAACATCTCTCGATGTGCGTCTGACTTTCAATGTCGAAACGCACACCGCGTACATGACGGTGACATGGCACAACGACGATGGCCATACCCACGACCTGCATGGTCAACGCGACATTGAGTGGGGCGCAGCCCTGCGTCTGCTAGGAGACACAACCATACCCGAGGAATTGAAATGACTATGCTGACACAACCAAACCAAATCGCGCTGTTCCGCTTGATGGCGCTGCGCTCCATGCTCAAGCTGGAGATGAAAGGGATGGCACGTAGGGGGCGTTCGGCCTACGCCATCATCAAGGACGAGCGGGGTCTCAAAGGCACAAGGCAGCGCGTGCTGGAGCAGCTCGATGCAATCATTGAAAAAGAAAAGGAGCAGCTATGAAAACGTACCAAGTAGAAGTCAAGCGCGTCAGCTATATAAACATGGAGTTCGAAGCCGAAACCGCAGAAGAAGCGGAGGACATGATGTGGGCAGAAGTCGATAGGCGGGGAGACAGCCGCTACGCAGACTGGGAGTTGACGCTGTGCGAAGAAACAAAACCGATTAAGGAGAACTGAGATGAACGAACTTGACTACTGCCAACACGAGGGGCAATACGCATGGTGGGAACACGATGCGCAAGGCATACCGCTATGCAAGGTGTGTGAGCTATGTGCGGAGCACAAGCTCAGCAAGTATCGGCCCGAGATTCTTGAGGGCTACGACCAGAGTGATGTAGATGAACCAATCGAGGAGCAGCTATGAAATCATTTCGAGTAACGCGCATCGTGACCACGGTGCAGTGGGCACATGTCGAGGCAGACAACAGTGAGGCTGCGGTAAAGGAAGCAACAGACAACTCGCACTTGCAAAACTGGGAAAACAGCAGCCATAACGACCCTATCGTGCAAGACGTAGAGGAGATGCCATGAGCCGACAAGAAATCGTAGAGCGAGTAGTGCTCCTGCTTGCCCTGATTGTTGTAGCCCTTGACCTTTTCTTATGGAGGCCGTGATGGATATCAACACCAAGCAAGGTATGGCCGACGCAAAAACGTGGATGGAGCGGCTACTCAGCACGCTCAACGATGGGGGGACATGGGCAGTGCCCCGGTCTGGCACCATCATCCGGTTCGACAAGACGAACAAGAAAGCGCTGGTTATCCACCAGATGTCCCCGGACATCTCCATAGAGCGTGTGCTGGAGGCTATGGGGTGGGAAATTATTTACAAAGATAGTACACACTAACTTGTCTAATGGTGGACAATATGTGAAAATAAACGTGGTATGGGGGCAGCGCTCCCATACCCACAAACAAGGAGAACTCAGTGACTTTATCTAGCTACTTCAAACAGATGTTCAAGACACCTACACCCTTGCAGATGGCAGCAGCAGAGCTTGCCGATGTTGAGCTGGAGCTACTCAAAGCCGAGACCTACGTGGAGTACGCCAACAGCATCGTGATGTACAACACAGCCCGAGCCAAACGCCTGCGTGCATACATCAGCACACAAAACAAACTTGAAGCCACAGGAGAAACGGAATGAAACACACAAAAAAATCGTTGATGGAGTTAGTACATTGCTGGGGGGAAGACCGTGAAACCGCACTGACTGAAGTGTTTGCCGAGCGCGATGCGCTGCTGGCGATTTTAAATGATTGTGCGGACTGTCTTCAAGACGAAATTTGGAATTCAGGTGAGCCGGACGACCATCCGTATGTTTCTCTTGTCAAAACAGCCCGTGCAGCTATTGCCAAAGCAGGAGGAGTCAAAGAATGACACACACAGAAGACCTAATAGCCCGACTGCGCGACACCGCAAGCCGGGGGGTATCAAGCTGGGGCGACTTGCAGCAAGAGGCTGCTGATGAGCTTGAAACGCTGATGAATGCAGTAGCCGCGGAGCCTGTGGCATGGGGAGTGTTCGAGGGCAATCTGCACGACATGTACTTTACTGAAGAAGATGCGCAGGAACTAGCACGGCTGAAGGGAACTCATGCTGAAGTGCGGCCTCTCTACGCCGCCCCACCCCTGCCAGTGCAGCCACAGCGCCCGTGGGTAGGGCTGACGGATGAGGAACTACATGAAATATGCAACTCATACTACTACGGAGATAGGGAGTTGGTGAAACTGATTGAAGCCAAACTCAAGGAGAAGAACAATGGATGAGTACACAGAAAAAACCTACGGCGCAGACCGCTTTCACGTTCTTGCAGGGCTGTACTCAATTGAAGAAATTGAGAAGCTGCTTGCTGACATGAAGGCGGCTGAGAAACAAACAGAGAAATCTTTAAAGAGGGTAATCGAGCCACTCAAGGAGAACACATGACCGGGTTTAAATCAAAACGTGAGATGGCGCAAGAAGACGATGACATCCAAGACTACAAGAAGCCGTGGGTAGGGCTGACGGATGAGGAGATTGAAAGCAGGCAAGAGGAGTTTGCGGAACTTGAGAACATGCCTTTTAGTAAACATGATTGGCTTTGGTTTTACACCAAAGCCATTGAGCAAGCCCTCAAAAAGAAGAACACATGATTGCAACTGGCGCGTATGCTCATTCGCGCTGGGAAAGTGCGCCAAACGCGGGCGGCAAATGCGTGACGGTTCGGAGAGACGACACCTAACTAACCAAGGAGAAGACATGAACGCAGACGAAAGACAGGTCAGTGGTAGTCACTACAAGGACATGCCCATCCAGCCGTGGGCAATTATGGAGGCCGTGATGACGAACGAGGAGTTCATAGGCTTTCTCAAAGGCAACATAATTAAATACAGTCTAAGAGCCGGACGCAAGGACGGCAGCGATGATGCAGGCAAGGCGCTGCACTATATGCAGAAACTCAAAGAAATGCAAGGGGACTGCTAGCATGTCTGCCCGCATGGAACGTGCTTTGATATTGGCTGACAAGTGCTGGGAAAAAGCAAATAATACTGCGCCAGAATTTGTTGAGCGCTATCTTGAGTTGTGTGAAGAGTTACTGACTACAAAACCTTTAGTGCAGGGGGACGAGTTTAGAGAGTACTGCAACATGTACAAGCTATACCGGGACAGCAAGCTTCACCCCAACGTGTGGGTATCAGGCGTGCGTGCGCTCAAAGCACTAGGTTGGATTGAACCCCTAGCAAAAGTGGTGCCTACACAATCACACAACCACATGCCGTCCGTTACGCTATGGCGAAGCGCGGTTTTCTACGAAGAAGTTAAAGGAGTAAGGCATGTCCCAGACACCTGAAGGCCGCGTCAAGGCAGACGTGCGTAAGCTGCTGGTCGAGTTTGATGTCTATCACTTCATGCCTGCGGCTAATGGCTTTGGGCGTGCTGGCATACCAGACATCATCTGCTGCTTCAAGGGGCGCTTCCTAGCCATCGAGTGCAAGGCAGGCAAGGGAACAACCACCGCACTGCAAGACCGTGAGTTAGCTGCCATACGCACCGCTGGTGGCATGGCGATGGTGGTGAACGAAACTAATATTCAAGATTTAAAGGAGAGACTGCAATGGATGAGATGACAGATGCAAACGTAATGAAAGCAATTGAAGACATAGACGAGGACGCACGCGAGTACCTAAAGCTGCTGCTAAGCCGCGTCATGCGCTGCTTCGTAGACCCGGAATACAGGGCGGTGCTGATATTTAAAAGACCCCAAGACGACATGTCGTCAGTCTGCACAGTCAACTGCGACGAGGAAACTGCCGCTAACGTGCTCAGTCAGGCATACAACACGATGATATTTATGTCTACAGCAGACGCACCCCCCAAGGAGAACTTTAATTGACCGCACCATACGACCGGATAGTAACCATCGACTTTGAGACAGTCTGGGACACCAAGACTGACTACACCCTAAGCAAGATGACAACCGAGGAGTACATACGCCATGAGAGGTTTAAGGCATTCGGAGCTTGCGTCCATGATTATGGAAGCGGAGAACCAACTGAGTGGTTTGGAGATGCAGGACTACGTGAATACTTTTCTGGAGTGGACTGGGGACGAACCGCAGTGCTTGCACACAACGCACAGTTCGATGTATCAATTATGGAGTGGGTCTACGGAGTACGACCCGCCTTTATCTTCGACACCTTATCGATGGCGAGAGCTTTACGTGGCGTGGAAGTTGGCAACAGTCTCGCCCGACTCGCAAAGGATTTTGGACTTCCAGACAAAGGCACAGCGGTTCATTCAACTAACGGAGTTTACGAGCTGGAACCCAGCCTTGAACGAGAACTCGCTGAATACTGCAAGCATGATGTGTTTCTGTGCGAAGAAATATTCAAAAGGCTGGTTGTATCCTACCCATCGAAGGAACTACGACTGATCGACATGACGCTCAAGATGTACACGCGCCCCGTGCTTGAGCTGGATAGTGTCATGCTGGTCGATGCCATACATACCGAGAAAGAAACCCGCGAGGCGCTGCTTACAAGGCTCAACGTGGACGAGGCGGTACTTGCATCGAACCAACAGTTTGCTGCCACGCTGGAGCTGCTTGGCGTACCCGCACCGCGCAAGATCAGCAAGACGACAGGCCAGAGCACGCTTGCATTAGCAAAGAACGACGTGATGTTCCAAGCCCTGCTCAACGGCAATAACGAAGACGTTGCTCTGCTTTGCGAGGCGCGGCTCAAGGTCAAGTCCACAACAGAGCGGACACGGGCGCAGCGCTTTCTCGACATCAGCAAGCGCGGAGCGCTCCCGGTTCCCTTGAGCTACTACGGAGCCAGCACGGGTAGGTGGACGGCCAGCAAGGGCAGCGCCATCAACATGCAGAACTTGAAGCGGGGCAGCTTCCTGCGCAAAGCGATCATGGCACCGCAAGGGCACAGTATTGTTGTTGGTGACCTGTCCCAGATTGAGCCGCGTGTATTGGCGTGGTTGGCAGACTACGAAGAGATGCTTGACATCTTCCGCGCAGGGGGTGACCCCTATGCCGCTTTCGGTGCGCAGATGTTTGACATCCCCGGCTTGACCAAGGAGAGCCACCCTGACCTTCGCCAGTCCGCTAAGTCGGCGCTACTCGGGTGCGGCTACGGCCTTGGCTGGGCTTCGTTTGCATCGCAGCTAACGACAGGGTTTCTGGGTGCGCCGCCTGTGCGTTACAGCGGCT